ACAAATAGTTCTACTGTCAAATATCGCCAGTGGGCGATTGCCGAGATGTCATTCAACTCAATACAAAGGACCCCTGGCGGCTCGAGCTCTAGTGACAGCGCTCAAGGCAGCATTAGTAGAGCAACAGTGAGTATAACAATTCAAGAAGTAAGGATGAATGAGGACCAATTAATATTTATGCCACTACTCAAGAAAGACCCCATCATCCCAACGCCCCCGCCTCGGAAACCTACCGACTTAGAGCTATGCATTCGAAGAGCTACCGACGAACTTGGCAAAGGCTTTAAAATTCCACCTTCGGCCTGTAAGGGAAGCCAGGTTAACTGGTCTGCGCTCTATCCCATAGTCTTCTTGTAACATGAACACGCCAGATACAATATTTGCCCCTCAGACGGCCACAGATGAATACGGCAGAATATCTAGGTCGCCGGACAGGTATAAACGCAAAATAATTATTGCAAGTCTTTCGGATAAAGCTTACGACGACGTATCGTCACGAGTAACTAGAGCAAGTATTAATTATTCAATTTCTATGGCATCTGAATTATCTTTTGATGTCATAGATGTTGATTTGCAGATGGCTAAAAAGAATTACTTCATACTTGGGCGCGACGTCATTTACGAGACACAAACGCTTGGCCAGATTAACGCACGCACAGGGGGCATTAAGCCGATACAACAGCTTTTTGAAATATCCGATGTAAGCGTATCTCAGGGTCCGGGTGGAAGCGCCGTGTACTCATTGAAGTGCTATTCCAAGGCCATACAGCAAATGAAACGAGACAAGCAGCCTGGCTCAATACCGGGAAGCGGTAGTCAATATATTATTAATGCTGCAAAAAAATATGGATTAGATTTTTATTGCGAGCAAACGGCCAAAGGAAAAGGCACGACCAAGGCAAGCGGCTCGAAACAAACCGAATCCCTATGGGATGTCATGACAAGAATGGCTGGTGACGCAAAGTTTGTTTTGTTTGAAGTGGACGGAATTCTAGTATTTGCTTCTGAGAAATATTTACTAAGTAAGTGGGGGACAAGTACAACTACGGTAGACCTTTCAGGATTTGACCCAAAGGCCAAGAAAACAAAAAGCACACCATTCACCCTGAGATTCATACCGCTCCAGTGGCCAAATAGCGGACCGGATTACGTCGGGAAATCGGGGTATTTTAGACTGATGGAACGGCCAACCATTACAAAAAAAGCCAACGACCCGTATGCGGCAGAAGGCAGTTGCTCGGTCGAGCGTTTCAACGGCACACAAATACGGCCAGGAATGACCGCCTATGTTGGCAATGTGCCTGACATGTCTGGGTATTACATTGTTGAATCTGTGTCATTTAACGAAATGACGCCAGACCCCGTGTCTGTAGGTTTCAGAACATTGACACGTGACGAAGAAAAAGAAAAAATTGAGCTACTGCCGATTGGCGTCACTTATCAGCAAACATTTATAGCAGGAGAAAAAATAAAGACGACTGCTGAGCAAAATGCAATATTAAACATGCCGGAAATAAAATTCTCCTTTGCTGATAAAAGAATTACTGGAGCAAATTTGCCCGATGCGAACAATGTGTATAGATATCCAGAAATGCCTTACGCGAACATATCTAGAACGTACGCAGCGGAAAAAGGGCCGATGCCAGCAAGCACCAATGATTATAATTCGCTAATAATTACGGGAAATCTTGACCTTTATAATCGCCCTATTTTTGTGGTAAGAAACAAGAAAAATGAAGTAATCGAGTGGCGAACCATTCATTCCATAACGCATGTTGTTCAGGCTGGCTCAGAGTATAGGGCCATTCTTTTGCCGAGTGTTTTTACCCAAAATGGCACTTCGGTCATGAAGACAAACGACGAAATCATAGCTAGGTACAACGCTGATGGTGGATTTGCAGGCGCGGCCAAACATTTGGGTGTTTTGCGCGGGAACACATTTGAAGACGCCGTCAGAAACGCTCGCGACTATGGACACCTATTGAGTATTCAGTCAGCGTGGGTATTGCTGATAAAGACACCCAATTTTAATGAAAAGAAACTAGTCAATACTCCAGGCGGTTCCGATAGTAATTGGTAAGTAGCAATGGCTAATCCATTCAAAATAGTAAGGTTATTAATATGCGTCCAGATATAGTCAGCAGGAACAAATCATCGTCCCACCCGCTTGTCCCGGGTAGGTTCTATACTGGCATAGTTAAGTCCGTGGACGCAAAAGGTTTCGTGTCGGTCAGAGTCATGGAGCTCGGCTCAACTTTCGAGAAAGTAATGCCACTAAACACAACCCCTAATTCGCACTTTTCGGTCGGGGATTCCGTGAAGTGTGGTTTTTCTGATGAATTCTTTACAGAGCTAATCGTATACGGCTCGGCCGGAGTCCGCTCCGACAAGCACCCAACGATTGCTCAATACGATGCCCTACTTGAATCTATAAGCAACAACCCCGGACCTACCGGACCTACTGGGCCCGCCGGACCCACTGGACTAGCTGGACCAACTGGCCTGACTGGGGCAACAGGACCAACGGGCAATACGGGCGCAACAGGACCAACGGGCAATACGGGCGCAACAGGACCAACGGGCAATACGGGCGCAACAGGACCAACTGGAGCTGCTCCAACATTTACATACAAGGTCGGCGATACTGGACCAGGTGGGGGGATAATCTTCTTTGTTGACAGATATGACGAGTACGACGGATTCACATACCTTGAAGTAGCCCCAGTCTCTACCCAAGTACAGAGAGGCTGGGCACCATCAAGTCCCGTAAACTATCAGAGCATAGCAGTTACCGGTGCGGACTCAAAAGCATTGGGCGCTGGCTATCAAAACACCATTGACATGGTTGCCCAAGGGCATACAAATCCAGCAACTTCTGCTGCAAAATACTGTGATGATTTGGTTTCTGGCGGTCAGTCGGACTGGTATCTCGGGAGTATCGCAGAGATGAAAACTATCTATGGGGTTCTATATCTTCAACTAGGTGTTGGTGATTTTGTGGCTGACTACTATTGGACTTCTTCTGAGTTCAGCGCCACCTCTGCGTGGAACCAGAACTTCTTCTACGGCAATGAGGGCCTCTACACCAAGAACAGCGCAATCTATGTCCGTCCCGTGCGGAGATTCTCATGAAAACTATTTGTTTGATAGTACCAAAAATTGCTGAGCATCTTGTTCGGGTAATTGAAAAGTTTAAAGACAGGATTGAATATGCAAGCAATTAAATTCCCAATTAAATTTGATTCTACTGGCCTAGCAAAACTAGATGAAGCAACGACGGATTACTATTCGCAGTTGCTTTCAGTGTCTATGCTCACCGAGCCTGGAACCCACCCCATGAGCCCCCAATTTGGGGCATATGACCCATCATTCCGTTTGATAAATAAAAGCATATTTGTCCTTAACGCTTCCCAGTTTGTTCCAGAAGTAATAATAACAAATATAGAAATACTTGACCAAGAATCAGTAAACGGCTCTAGCAAAGTTTCCGTTTCATTTGAATTAGATATATAGAGGAAGGCTGCACAAAATGCCGGTAGATTTTTCAGAATACATTAACTTAGCAATCTTTGACAAAGAGCCAGGTGATATTTACACTGACGCCATCGAACTAGGGCGTCTAACTATGCCCGACTTCAATCTGCGCGTTGGGACTCCAGAAGACGCGATTTTTCAAGCCGCAGCATATATTAGCGCCCTAAACATAAATGCAATTAATCGCTTGCCAGACAGACTTATGGCCGGAATAGTCACAATGCTTGGGTATCAGCGTCAAGAAGCGACCCCTGCAGAAGTAAATGTCGAAATCACACTAGGTTCCTATAGTGGAGGAACCATCCCTGCTGGAACGACTTTTTCGTACGACGCACTTTTTGAAGACGAGGCCCAACAGTACGCATTTGTGTTGCTTTTTGCTCTCGAAATAGAAGGAGTTGACCCAGAGTTGGGTGAATATCCATCAGGAGTGGCTAAAGTTATATCGCTTGACCCTGGTGTCATCCCGCCTCTAGCTTCTGGGACTGAGTTAAATATCATCTCCTCTGGGACCGACATCGTATCCGCCGTTATTGCCACTCCATCGAGTTTTTCTAACGGAATCAACGCCGACGGAGACATCGACTACCTGTCCAAAGCCACCACGTATCTGCGTTCGCTCACATCAGCACTAGTCCGAGCATCACAGGTTGACGCCTATCTCTTGACTACCTATCCAGGAATAATCTCACGTGCAAAAACATACGACTTAACAGATGGCGACCTTGATAGTGGAGACTTGACTGTCAATCGTTCAATTGGCGTCATTCAGACACAGGTGCAAAGTTCTGTCGCAACGATAACAACCGCAGCCCCACACCTGTTCGTGGTTGGGGATGTTGTTGAAATGGACTTTAACGGCTCGACAATTACTTCAGCCTCAGGTAACGGCACTCTCATAACGTATACAACAAGTACTAGTCATGCTTTGTTGGCCGGTCAATCGGTAACCGTAGAGGGCGTCGGACTAACAACTGGTTACAACGGAACATTTACAATTAACACAGTTCCAACCGTAACGACGTTCACGGTATCAGACTCAACATCAGGTTCAGCGACATTCAGTGGCGCTTTGACAAAAGTTAGATTAAATTCGTTTAGCGGTCAGCACACTATTACTCACGTCCCAACGGACACGACGTTTAGATTTGCCAAGACTGGCACGTCGGCCAGCGCAACCATCAGTGGTTCCGCATACGCCGGACAGGATGTTTCAGGGTTTGTGAGCGTTGTTGCTTACGGAAACAATACGCTGTTGACGGAGACGCAAAAAGTTAACATACTGACTGACATACAATCAAAATCTGTTGCTGGATTGACAATTAATGTCGTTGACCCAGCTTTTGTAACACTTCAACTTAGTGGAACTATTTCCATAAGTCAACGATACGACCAAGATTCTCTTGCTCAAACGATAGAGGACACGCTCGTGGATTACCTCAGCCCAGTGAATTTTCCTCTCAATGTTGACAGAATACGACATAATCAAATAGTTTCCTTAATTAGCAATATTCCAGGAGTTGTGTACGTCAACTCCTTGACTTTAACACCTATCGAAGATGGATGGTTGCCGCAATACGAAGACGACCTTCTATTTAGATACAAGGGTTCTTTGCCAATTATATCCATTGAGGATATTAGCTTTACATACACGACAGTAGATGTGACTCAATAATATGGCAACCACAGTAAACCTCCTATCAGATGGCAATGCCTTACGTAGATTCTCCTCTCTAGACGGAACACCTATAGGCCTTGCTGCTGTTGAGTATGATTGGACAGCCACTAATGCATCCATAATGATTAGTAGTACGGATTTTGTAGTCGATAGTCGCTATACTCTGGCGCTTGCGGCAGGCTCTGAGGGAGAAGTACAAGATGTAGTGCTAACCCTTGCAGATATACCACTAACCTTGGATGACAATAGTCGTGTCTTGTCTGCGAATATGCGAATTAAGGCAAATGCGCCAATTACAGTGAGTTCGCTTCTTTATATAGATTCAGCATCCGCCACATATGAGCCCTACTTAAAAACTTACTCAAGTGGCTCATATAACGCTGTTCATACCAATAGGGCGGTTGTTCCAGATGACGAAGCAAATCATACCGCAACTATACAAATTACGATTTCTGGGCTTCTTGGTGGCCAGACAGCACACATGACAATGCCGCACCTAATCCACGATTTGGCTTTATTTGAAAATTCATTTCTGGGTACGGCTAGAAATTTTTTACCAGATTTTTATTTTGAAATAGATTCACTGCAAAGCCAGCCTTCATACCCATTCTTTAGATTGCTAGATATGTTAACATCTGCTGCGGGCGAGGTATTCGCAGAATATGGTCTCATGTATGGAATAGAAGGCAGTCAGCTACTATACGAAAATCTTACAGTTGCATATTGGGCGCAAAGTTCTCTTGTCTCGCCTCGTTCGGTTAAAAACAGGTATGTCCCATGGCTTTCTCAGTTTTCTGGCGATTTTATTCGCCAAAATATTTATTACTCAAACGGGACCGCCTTCTTTGGGAACGAAAGCATCCGTAGGGATTTTATTGAATGGCAGTTGTCCAAGGGTTATTATGGACGCGCTGCTGGGTCAAGGGAGGCAATGATTGAGGCCGCCAAGCAGGTTCTTTCTTATACCGAGAATGGTGCCCAGAGCACTTTTTCAGTTTCATTGACCCCAAGATATGAAAATGACCCATTCGCAATACATATTCGCACCTTGGCTAATGAAACCCCAGATGCCAACGCCAATCAGGTGAGCGAACTTGTCATGCAGTCTGTCAATTGGGCCAAACCAATGGGCTACTTAATTTCTCAAGAAACCGTTAACCAATTTAACTTTACTATTGACGACCCAGTTCTTGGCAGATTCGACTCCATGACCTTTGGATGAAATGATAAAATTAACAATGAAAGATTCAGGAGAATAACATGGCAGGCTCAGGAGTAAAACTTTTTGTCTCTGGCGAAGTTGCATACGCGAGTGAAATTAACACATACCTAATGGACCAGGTAATTAGTGTTTTTGATAGCGGAACTGCACGAGATAACGCTTTCGGTGATGGCATTCCGACATCAGCTGGAGGAAATGGAAGACCGCTCCTATCGGAAGGTAAATTTTGTTATCTCAAAAATGACAATGTAGTGCAGTACTGGAGCGGTTCCGCATGGATAGACTCATCGCAGTTCGTGGTGGGCGATGGCACCATCACGACCGTAAAGATTGCAGACAACTCAATTACGAGTGCCAAGATTGCGGCTGGAACGGTTATTGCTGCGGACATTGCAGACAACACAATCACCGAGGCCAAGCTAACTACTTCAGTTGCAGGAAGCGGACTTTCTGGAGGCAACGGCACCGCTCTTGCCGTAAACGTCGACAGCTCCACAATTGAGGTAAATGCAGATACTTTAAGAGTCAAGGACGCGGGAATAGTTGAAGCCAAACTTGACAGTGGTTCCGTTACTGCCGCAAAAATTGGGGCTGGCGCGGTCACTTCTGCCAAACTAGATACAAACATTGCAGTTGCTGGAACCTTTGCGGTCACAGGTAACGTCTCAGCTTCTGCCAACGTTGCAGTTACGGGCAACTCAACGGTTGCGGGCAACTCAACGGTTACGGGTACGTCTACGTTTTCCGAAGTCCTAGAAACCGTACAGTCCTTGGGTCAGGCGACTGGGGCACTAAACATCAACATGCTAGATGGCGCAATTCATTTTTACCCGACTTCCACTAGTGCCTCATGCTCGCTCGACTTCAGAGGGAATGCATCAACAACGCTTGACGCTACGATGGCCAATAATCAATCCATTACTGCGGTTGTCCTAATTAATTCTGGCAGCACTACAGCCAGACCGACGGCCGTCTCTATTGACGGGGTCGTGCAGACTGTCAAGTGGTTTGGTGGACTATCGTTTCCTAACGGTAGTGGTAGCAATGCAATTGATGCGTACACGTTTGTGATGATTAAAACGGCGACCAGTACTTATACTGTTTTTGCAAGTCAATCGAAGTTCGCGTAGTAGGGAATAAGGCATGCCTTTTATTGGTGGGAGAAGCTCTGCGACTAGAGGATTTTTTGGAATTGGTGGAACACCCTCTGAACCCACCTCTCTGTCGTCACTTGAAGGCAATCAACAGTTAACGATTTCCTTCACCGACCCTGTCTTTACTGGTGGGGGAGACCTCGTCAACTATCAATACTCCTTATCTACTGATGGAACTACGTTCTCAGCGTTTACGTCACTTGACCCAGCCGACATCACGTCCCCCATTACTATTGGCGGCCTCACCAACGGACAGCAGTATTACGTTAAAATAAGAGCGGTCAATGCCATTTCTGCCGGCCTCGAATCTGCCGTATTGTCAACAAATACGACCCCATTCACCATCTCTGGTGCCCCAACTATAACTTCAGTTACGTCCCCATCAAGCGGCAGCGTTACGGTCGCCTACAGTGCACCTTCCTCTAATGGAGGAAGGAGCATCACCGACTATGTCGTAGAGTATTCTTCCAACTCAGGCTCGTCTTGGACAGCATTTACTGACGGTACATCAACTGCGACGTCTATTACGGTGACCGGCTTAACTAACGGCACTTCATACATCTTTAGAGTTTATGCCGTAACGGTTGCAGGAAATGGCACCGTATCTGCCAATTCATCGGCAATTGTTCCATTTACAGTTCCGAACGTTCCTACCTCGTTCACCACAACCGCCGGAAGTAGTTCCCTGATTCTCGCTTTCACCACCCCAGCATCAAATGGCGGAAGCCAAATCACTGGCTACGAATACAGCACTGACGGCGGTACGACCTATGTTTTGGTCAGCGGAGACCTGAGTACCAGCACGGCAGTGACCAGGACAGTTACTGACCTCACGCCCGGTACGACTTTCCAGACAAGAGTGAGAGTAGTAAACGCTAGAGGGGCAGGCACTGCTGCTTCAAGCAGTGGAACTCCATACACCGTTCCGAACGCTCCCACCTCATTCACTACAACTGCAGGAAGCAGTGAGCTAATTCTTGCCTTCACTACTCCAGCATCTAACGGCGGTAGTCAAATTACCGGCTACGAGTACAGTACCAATGGGGGCACTACCTATGTCCTTGTCAGTGGAAACCTCAGTACCAGCACGGCGGTAACAAGGACAGTCACTGGCCTCACAGCTGGTACAACTTTCCAGACGAGAGTAAGAGTAGTAAACGCCGCAGGAGCAGGCGCGGCCGCCTCGAGCAGCGGAACTCCATATACGGTTCCAAATGCTCCCACCGGATTCACCGCAACTGCCGGAAGCAGTTCTCTGGTTCTCGACTTCACTACCCCAGCCTCCAATGGCGGCAGCCAAATCACAGGTTACGAATACATTACTCACAATGATGGAAACCGGTTTATATCAGGAGCTATTTATGTGGACGTCTATGGTCTGACGCTCTACACAACAGGAACAGCTCATGGGTATTCAACAGGTGAGGTGGTTACCGTTACTGGCGTGACGCCAAGTTCATTCGATAGGACGGCGGAAGTTGTTGCTTTTTCAGCAACCCAATTCTATTTCACGTTGTTTAACGGCTCCACTAGTGGGGCCTACTCTTCTGGTGGAACTTCTTTCGGTTCCTTTACTGCTGTAAACGGAAATCTCAGCACTAGCACAGCAGTAACTAAGACAGTCACTGGACTGATACCTAGTAATACATATTCAACAAGAGTGAGAGTCGTAAACGCCGCAGGAGCAGGCGCCACTGCTTCGGCGAGCGGAACCCCATACACGATACCTGACGCTCCAGCCACGCCGACCTCGAGTTCTGGCGACCAATTCTACGAGGTCACATGGGTTGCCCCAGCAACTGGCGGCAGCGCAATAACGGGATACGATGTTGAACTACTTGACATAGCCGCCGGAACAACAACACTCTTTAACGCTGGTTCGACTATAAGAACGAAGAAATTTACAGGACTAACCATCGGAAAAGAATATAAGGCACGAGTTAGAGCTAAAAACGCAGCCGGTGACAGCACATACTCCGACTATGCAACAACACGAACTCCGTCATTTGCGGTTACTGCCCCTACGTTATCTGTAGCAGCTGGCTATCCTTCGACTACAAACTCCGGCACATGGGGCAAGAGGCCTGTCCAGGTTTCATTCGACCCTACTGATTGTCTAAATTTTTCTAAAGCTTCTATCCACTTCAAGGTCACGGGAACATATAATCCTACCGAGGTAGTTGAGACCACTTCAAACGTTGCTGCCGGAACAATATTTTATACTTTTGTTAACGCATTCGGCGACACCCAGAATATTGGCACCAGTGTCGCCGTTGAATGTTTCATGAGAGTTCATAATACAGCTGGACAGTATGTTCAATCTGCAACAACGACTTTCACAACGAGCGCATCCGTCAACCATTACACCTATACCGAAAACAACACCTTCGCCACTGACGTACAAACAGTAACCAGTACTACAATGGGCAAGAAATTTTTCAACTGGTCGGGTACCAGTAATCAGAACGTTACCCTAGTGGCGCTTTATACAAACATTCCCGTAACAAATTACAATACAGTTTCCGTAGAAAGAAACCCTGTCGTGCGCATCCACGGGAATACCACCGCTAGTGTACGGGGGTCTATTGCTCTCTATGACCTCGCACCTCTACGTGCAGTTACTGGTGGCGGATACGGTGAAACCGCAATCTATGCAGGCGAATACTGGAATCCTGGTGGGGATGACAACTCAAGTTATGCCTTCGGAAATGATAATCAAAAAATATCCGTAGAAGGCTACGGCGTTCCGGCTAGCACCTATAACACCAACCGAATAATAAACGTCAAAGCAATAGTGGTTTATACACAAAGAACCGCAAACTCAATTTAAAGGAAAACCATGCCAACAATCATGTTTGATTATGATAATTCAGAAAATCCAGCCCCAGAATTTTCCAAGGTGATAATTTCCGATGGTGTTGTTGTCTTCTCGATGTATAAAGCAGCCGATTACGAAGGATGCATCGCAGTTAGCGTGCCCGATTACGATACCTTCATTACGTTGTTCGACGGTACCGCAACTATCATCGACCACCCGCCAGTTTCGCCCGGAGTGGCTTGGAATGGTGTTGAATTTGATTATCAAGAAGAGGGATTGGGTTTAGAGGAAATTATAATCCCACCGGAACAAGCAGACGACGCTGAAGCAGAAATAGAATAGACTTAAGCCATCATGCGAGACAATACTGGACAAAACAGAAAATCAAGCCCTTTAGATTTTTTCCGTAAGGGCACCGCTCATGCCGACAAGGCCATGCAAGATGAGCGATATGCAATATGTGTTGAATGCCCAATGTTCATCTCCATATCAAAACAATGCGCAAAATGTGGGTGTTTCATGCATCTTAAAGTCAAACTTCTTGATGCATCTTGCCCAATAGATAAGTGGTAATTCGTAGATTACGAAAGTTCGTAAAAGCCCTTGCCCCAAAGACCCTGCAAACGAGTAAAATACTTTTCGTACATGAGCCCGACAGTGTCCAGTCCATAACGCCCCTTTGCGTAAGCGCTGATTAGTGACCTATCAAGAGTCTTGACTTTCTCGGTAGCATCCGCGAATTCCTGCATTGTGTGACATCTAAATCCTGTCAATCCATCAAGAACTGTCTCGGTGAAAGCACCCCAGTCGGTGGAAATAACTGGAGAACCACAGGCCATTGCTTCTATGGCAACGGTTCCAAAAGGCTCAACATAAATAGTTGGCGCAAAAGTGGCAATTGCTCCACCCATCAGCTTGGCTCGTTCCTCCGTTCCTACTACCCCGACGTATTCTCCGTACCTAGGTGGTGTGCCCTGCCCTGCAATAATCAGGCGCTTGCCAAGATATTCGCAGACCTCTGCAGCTATCATGTAACCCTTGCGTTCTGTGAGACGCCCAATGTAAAGATAGTAGTCGTCTGGTTCGTTTTGTAATGGGAAATCTTGAATATCGATATAACTCGGTATTACGGCGTGATAAAACTTGCCATCCAATGTATGTGGGTCGGTGACCTTGGAACCATAGCAAGCGTGCATCCACGCATATGATTCAAAAACTTTGTATTCAGAGAATGAACCACCGTAACCTATTCCGAATTCCACGCTTAGTTCATTGGGGAATGCGTCAGCAATTGGCTTAGAGGCATAGCCTGCGATAAGGCAAATAAAATCTTTGTGCTCTAGGCGCTCATGAATGCCTTTAATGACATTGTTATTGAACTCGACCCAATGGGGTAGGTTCCAATCAAACGATGCGGCGGAGTAGTGATTGTTGCCCACGGCTTTTAATCGCTGTTCCTCAGTAATGCACATTACCTGCTCGTCACAGGGGGCTTCGTTGAACTCGCCACCATACAAAAAGACCGTATGCCCAAGGTCTTTCATCATGATGCAGAACTTACGGACTTTCTCTGTATATGCGCAAGCCGTAAAATCTTCAGTGGTGTTTGTATGCGGGAGGCCCACAACATGGAATCTCATTGTTTCTCCTTTGATACCGCCAAAACAACACTATCTACACAGGAATGAATTTTTGATGTTGCATACATGTCGTAAGAAAGGCCAGTTTTGTCAAAATATTCTTTCAATTCAGATGAGCGCTGTTCCCAACTATCCATGTTGTAGTTCTCGTAAAGGATATCCTCTATGAGATAAATGCCATCATCTTCAAGGAAATCAAACATGTTTTCAAATGTGGAAATTGTCAAATCAAAAACATGCGAAGCGTCGTCCAGAATGATGTCAACCTTGTTGCCAATCGAGTTCTTTAAGTCCAAGAAAGTTTCCGGTCGCGACTGGTCAACAAAGAATGTCTGAATATTCCCACTCTTGAAAAGTAGGTGAGACTTTATGTCTGCTCCATAAATTTTTGCGTCAGGAAACATCTGCTCCCAAGCAAAGAGGTCAGTACTGCGAGTCTCTCCAAGAAAAAGACCAATCTCCAAAAAGGATTTCGGAGACATACCGGACAACAGGTGTGAATACACATCCTCGTACCCATGATGTGATGATTTATCTGAACCTACAACAGTAAATTCAAAAGCAAGTTTTTTGGAGAACTCTTCGTTGTATGAATATTGCGTGTGTAGTCTCATACGAAATGCTTCACAATCGAAGCAGTTGCTAAGATGACCCAGGCAACGTTGAATAGAATAATAGTCGGCAGTGTTTTCTTAGTAGATGACCAAATTAGCGCCGTACTCGAAATAATGGCGAAAATGTACAGCCACCACCACTGCTTGCCCAGAAGTAGGCCAGGAAAAATAATGAGAATCTTTGTTGCAAAACCCCACGCCTCGACGGCATTGGGACGATTCCAATATTCTTTCTTGGACATCATTTTGACAGCATCGACTATCTTTTGACTGAACTGAACAACTTTACTCATGTAACTTACTTTATACCGTTCCTTCTTTGATGTTCTTCTTTTATACGAACTATTTCCTGCTTGTGCTGCGGACCCTTAGTGAAGAACCAGTGGTCTGGCTCAGCAAAATGGAAAAAAATCATTTGCACTTCATTTTTTAACGGGCTAGGGAATTCACCCCTCCAGTGGTACTGGTCTTCGCCGTAATATACTGCAGCTTGATTTGGTTCAAGAAGTAGCTCTTTCCCTTCGATACAAATGGGCCACTGTGTCTCATAGGACATGCATAAGTCAATCGTATAGGTGCAAGCATTGTCATCTATATGACGTGGAAGACTAGCCCGAAAGCCCCTATAGGCCACCCATAGGGCATAAGTTGGCTTCACGTCTTGACCAAAAATAGAACGCGCCGTTGCGACGACCTTATCAAAAGCGCCATTA